TTACCCTTTCTGTTTAGACGCATGCCCCGGAAACGGATCGTGGTTAATATCGAAATTAAAGTCAACTGGTGCGCCTTCAATATTGGTGGTGAGAACAAGCTTATCTTTATGAAGCTTCCCGGTAGGGAACAGTGTGCCAAAGGTTTGAGCTTGTTCTAAAGGCGTTAACTCTTTTTCAAAGTCTTTTATTACCTGCATGAATTCGAATACTTTATCATACCCCCATGATTCGGAACGTAAAAGAGTTAACTTTGATTTAATTTCGGTATGGTTTTTTTGTAAAACAAATAAAGATTCATCAATTTCATCTTGCTTTTTTACAAGTACATCTTTTTCAAAAGATCCATCTAAAAATAAATCAAGTAACCTGTTTTTTCTCAACTCCAGACTATTCATGTTTTTTTCAATTGATTTCAATGAACTTTCTATTTCTTTTAGTTCACCTTTATGTAGATCTAAGGTGACATACTTATTTGCATAATCTTTTCCTTTAAGAATATCGAATAAAGCTTTTCTAACATTTGGCTCAATGCGAATTGTATTTATAGATATGTCACACACGCTTTGGTCTTTAAGACGTCTACTCCGATTATGTTTTAAATAAAAACTAGGCGATTTCTTTGAACCGTGTTGAGAAAGTGATATTTTTCTACCGCATTCTCCACACTCAAAAAGCGTTCTTCTAAACAAGTGGAGATCATCTGTTTCTCTAGAATACGCATTAAATTGTTTTCCTCTTTTCATCCTTTCTTCTTGTATCAAGTGATACGTCTCTTCATTTCGGAGAGCTGGATAGATACTATCAATGGTGATCGTTTCACCGTTTGCAAAAGTTTTCTCCATAACGCCATGAAATGCTTTTGATTTTAAACGCAATTGTATAAGACGTTCGTTCCAAAATCTTCCTGAAGGGGTTTTACATATTTTATTTAGTTCTTGAGCTATAGACATCATCCCTAACTGCTTATTGAGATATAAATTATCAATGAAGGGGATGACCCATGACCATTCTTCATCTACTTCATATGTTTTACTCTCATTGTTAAAAATGTAACCTAAAGGGGCTTTTCCAAAACCTTTCCCTTCACGCATTCTTCTACGTTTTCCGCGCATCATTCTTCTTACTATTTTTTTCTTCTCTCGCTGAGCCAAAAGATTTTTCAAATCTGACATAAATTCATCATCTTCATTATCTAAATCAACGATAGTGCCAGGTTCGGCTATCTTTACACGGTTAGATCGGAGTACGCTTTTTAAAAATTCCCATTCAAGCGTGTCTAAGCGTGATAAGCGGTCTTGGTCTACCACAAGTACAATATCCGTTAAATCTTCTTCTACGGCATCGAGGAGTTTATTCAGACCGGGTTTATCTAGCTTTCCACCTTTGTCAACATCAACAATGGTATCAACAATTTGCCAACCCTGATGTGTTGCGTATTTTGTTAAGTCGTCACGTTGTCCTCCAAGAGAGAATTTTGTCTCTTGGAGTTTGGTAGATACTCGAATGTATATGATAACGCGGATGATTTTTACTATGAGTTCTGACATGAAAAAAGTGTACCTCCTAACGTTTAATAAGAATGTGTTTTAATTTACCGATAATGCGAATGCTATTGTCTTTGATTGGAAACATTTTTATTGGGTAGTTGGGGTTAGCAGATTCTAAAATAATCATGTCGTTTGTTTTTGTTACTTTCTTGAGTAAAGCCTCTTCTCCAACAAGCACTACGGCGATTTCTCCATTTTCTACCTCATCTTGCTGACGTATTAAAAGCAAGTCCCCGTCTAGTATTCTTTCGCCAACCATAGAATCGCCTTTTGCTCGTAAGTAAAAGTGCTTTCCTCCATTTAACCATTCTCTTGGGGCGGCTTCTTGCCCTTCTATATCCTCGTAAGCAAAAGCGCCGTTACCACAACTAATCGAACCTACTATATCCAGATACTCGACTGGGCCAACTTCGTATACTTCTGTCGAGTCATTTACCAGATTTGCAGTTTCTTCATGATTGAAAATATTGTTGATGTTTACGTCATATATTTCCCCCAATTTAAGGATCATGGGGAGGGAAGGCTTTCTTTTTTCGTTTTCATAATGTGAATAGGTTTGTTTACTCACACCAAGTTTTTTTGCTACATATTCTTGGGTCCAACCCTCAATTTTTCTTAGTCGTTTTAATTTTTTACCGTACATGTTATGTATCCTCCTAATAGCTATCTATTGATTTATCTAATGACTATATAATAACGAAGGTTTTGACAATAGTCAACAAAAAGGCGACAAAACGACAAAGTTTATAAACTAATTGTTGACACGATAGAGTATTTTGAGATATAGTTTAGTCAACGTTTAGGCGACAAAGAGTGAGGTGAAAAAATGAGTAATATAGTGGTGGAAAAAAGAAACAATTTAGAATTAACACAGGAACAAATGTCCGAAAAGCTGTCAATATCACGTCAATACTACAATGAAATCGAAAACTTTAAAAGACCGCCTTCCGTAAACCTTGCAAAAGAAATTGCAAAAATATTAGATATAGAATGGACTATTTTTTTTAGTCAATAAGTCGCCTATATGTTGACTAAAGTCAATGATGACAAAATAAGAAAGGTTGATTGCGTTGAATGAAAATAAGAAAAAGCTTTTAAAAGAACGCCTTTTAAAAGAAATCGCCCAAGAACTCTATCCTGTTGACCTTATAAAAGTCGGTAACAGGGTCGTGAAGAAATGAGTAAATTTCCCATCGACCCGATCATTCTTGAAAAACGAGGAGCCATACCTGGTTTAATTGCTCAACTGTCCTACCAAGACGAAACAAAAGCTATTGAGTTCTTGAGAGTGTGGGGGGAAAAGCGAATGCCGATTACTCCGCTATTTGCGGTGTTAAATGAAGAACTTCAAAAGGTTGGTGTTACTCAATGAAAGACATCGGCAACGGCGAACCAATTACAAATGCTGAAGTTAAATTTTGGACAAGGGTTAAAACGTTCTTTCTTTGTGAAGAACATGAAACACCTCATTGGTCAGATATCGTGTGGATGTTGATTGTCGGTATTGGAGCTGCATGGATCGTGTTACTCGGTCTTGGGGTTATGGCTTCTAATATGTAGGAATGGGAGATGAACGAAATGGAAAAGCACATTTTTACGTTTGGTAGTGGGCAACCCATGGCCGGACATTACCAAGAAATTCATGCCGAAAGTCCAGAACAAGCACGTGACAGAATGATTTCATTGTATGGAAACAAGTGGTCGTTCCAGTACACGGACCAGCAGTGGGAAGAGTCAAGAGTAGCAGGTTATTTCGGAAATTGTAAACCACTACCAGCGGTTTACTCGAAATGAGGTGGAAAAGTATGCCTGAACATTCAGCTAAAAGTAGCTCAGGGTTGATGCGCAGGTTTGTAAGTTTCAATGAAAATGAACTTCATAGAATGCTTTGTATTTTGTGTGCAGACGTTGCTTATGGTGGGCCAGTTACTGCAAAAGAGATTCATGCAGCTGCGGATCAAATTGAAACCCTTCGTGAATTAAATGAATCCGTGAAAGGAGGTGAACAAAATGGATGATAAAACACTAGATTACCTGGGTGAAAGAGTGGACAAGGGTCGTGAGATTCTAAGAAACATAAAAGATTTAAAGGATAAAAGAAACTCTTTAGCCTCTCTTGATTTAGACCGTATCAATTATGCAGATGGTCATGGGCGTGCTGTCCAAATAAGTCTAAAGACTGGATTGGTTGATGAAATTAAAAAATCAACTTTGTCAGCACTAGACATTGAAATCGAAAATCTTAGAGCCGATTTCGCTGAATTGTAAACACACCAATCAACCCATTGAAAGGTGGTGAGAACAAATGAGAGACATCGAACATCCGGACATTGCCATGACAATCGCTACTGGCTATCCAACACAAGAACATTCGGACTGGGAAATCAAACAAGAATTAGTTGAGGACCCTCCAACGGAAGATGCGTGTGGCTCGGAAATTAAAAGCGGTGATCAATACTTTGAACATGCAGGTTTTGTGGTCCTGGTTGATAACTTAGAAGACTTCTTTATAGAAGTGCTTGGGGCGAAACCGTTAACAGCTAAATAACTTGAAGGGGGGTGAAGAAGAAAATGATTAGAGTTAGTGGTTCAGCAAAATTGAAAACAGATTTTACTGTTGATTTGAATATGACAGAAGAAGAGTTTGATGCTTTAACGCAACGTCAGCAAGACCAGCTATTGGAAGACAACGTCGATTGGTATGAGGCAAGTCGTCAAGCAGAAGTAGATGACATCGATGTTGATGATTTAGAAAAACTTGAAGAACAACAAAAATAACCCACTCTCAACTTGGCGGAAGAAGTGGGCGGTAAAGAAAATCATATTATACGTGGATTTTACCACGAAAGGGAGCGTAATTCAATGGACGTAACAATTGGTGTGAACTATAAGCAATCGGAAATCAATGGATTGTTTAACGAAATTGAAGAATTGAAAAAAGAGCGTGCCAACTTGAAAGAGGTAATCGATTCAAAAACGGACCGTATCATCAAACACATTTTGCAAAACGGTAATGTGTTGGCATACAAAGACAATGAAGCACATGTACTAATCGTTAAAAACAGAACAACTAAATTATTCGATAAAAGTCAGCTGGCAGTCGACACTGATCGCTCACCAAGAGATTTAAACCTTATTGGTGTCGCTGAGTTAATTGAAGAACGTCGTACATCATCTGTTCGGTTGAAAGATTATCAATATGAAGAATCTAAGCAAGTGTTAAAAGCACGTAAAGCTAAGAAGTCGGATATCGAATTGCTTTCCCGTAGATCTTAAAAAACTATTACTAGGAGATGAAATTTAATCATGCAAATCACACTTACCTTGCCTCCTGAGTTTCTTGAGGCAATTCAAAACAATACAGCAGCTGTTGAAAAGTTAGTTGCAACATTGGATTCACAAGCAGTCTTGCCAAAAGAATTACCTTCTAACCCTAAAAAAGAAACGACTAAAAAGGAAAATGAAAAACGTCGTGATATTAAAGACGAAAAATACACTGGTGCGGACTGTGGTAAATGTGGTGCTCCTCAATTTGAAACACCAAGTGGTGTAACTTGTAAAAATGGTCATGGTGGAGCGTCTGAAAAAGAACTTGCAGAAGAAGTTCAATCTTCAACTTACACGCTAGATTTTGTAACAACAAAAACTCGTGAATTTATTCAAAGCAATCCGGAGAATCGCAAGAAATTGAAAGATTTCCTAGATTCTAAAAAAGTGAAGAAGGTTTCTGACCTTGCAGAGTCTGATTACGATGATGTGATTTCTTTCTTCGGAGATGCCTCATGACACTTAATCACGCAGAACGCAGTCATGCGGTTTTGTCTGCAAGTGGTGCTTCAAGGTGGCTGGTGTGTACCAAGTCCGCAAGTCTTGAAAAAGGTTTCGCAGACACTACAAGCGAGTTTGCCAAAGAAGGGACCTTTGCACATGAGTTATCGGAATTACACTTTGCACAACTTTATGAGGGTTTGGACAAGCGTACTTTCAATAGCAGATTGAAAAAAATGAAACAGAACGAGTTTTATACAGAAGATCTTCACGAACATGTTCAAGAGTATGTGGATTTAGTTACTGAACGTATTCACGCAGCAAGTCAACGTGGAAAACCCGTATTGATGTTTGAAGAACGACTTGATCTATCAGATTACGTTCCGGAGTCATTTGGAACTGGAGACGTATTAATTTACTCAGGTGGCGTTCTCGAGATTATTGATTTGAAGTTTGGAAAAGGAATCGAAGTAAGTGCAGAAAACAATTCGCAACTACGTTTGTATGCACTTGGTGCACTGGCCATCTTTGGATTAATCGAGGATGTACATGAAGTGTCTATGACCATTATTCAACCAAGGCTTGATAACATTTCAACGGAGATCCTAACTTCTGCTGAATTGGTTGCATGGGGAACTGATTACGTGAAACCCCGTGCAGAAATGGCTTGGAACGGTGAAGGTGAATTTGTACCAGGTAGTCACTGTAGGTTCTGCAAAGTTAGACATACCTGCAGAGCTAGAGCTGATGAATACCTAAACGTACCCAAACAATTAGAAGATCCTAATTTACTAACAGTTGATGAGATAGCCGACATCTTATTTAAAGCAGATGAAATCCAAAAGTGGGCAAAAGACATTCAGGACTACGCTCTTTCGCAAGCACAAGAGGGTGTTTCCTTTGAAGGTTGGAAGGTTGTCGAAGGTCGTAGTAGTCGAAAGTATTCAGATGATATAGATGTAACTCAAAAACTTGCTGAGAAGTGGAAAAAAGAAGAATTTACGGAAACCGTGCTTCTGTCCATTACAAAATTAGAAAAAGTACTTGGGAAAAAAGCAGTAGGAGAAACCTTGGGAGAACTTATTATCAAGCCTCAAGGCAAACCAACTCTAGTACCAGAATCAGATAAACGCCCTGCTCTTGGAGCAGAAAGCGCAATGTCTGAATTCGACGAAATACCTTCAGGAGGATAACTAATGGGCGAAATTGCTGATTACCATGTTAGCCAGTATGAGTCCGGAAACTGGGGAACACCATCTAACAAAAAACTAAAAAACCGAAAAGAGGAATCATCCATGAAACGAGACGGAACAAAAGTAATTACAGGTAAAGTACGTGCTAGCTATGTGAACATTTTTGAAGCGAAAGCAATCAACGGTGAAGGTGAACCGAAATACAGCATGTCTATCATCATTCCAAAATCGGATACAAAAACAATCAAGTTGATTGAAGAAGCAGTTGCACAAGCCGCACAAGAAGGAAAAGCAAAACTTGGTGGGAAGGTTCCCGCAAACTTAAAAACGCCAATGCGTGATGGTGATGTAGATCGTGAAGATGACGAAGCTTACGCTGACAGCTACTTTATCAATCTATCAAGTAAAACAGCACCAGGAGTCGTTGATCAAAATAAAATTAAGCTAACAGATACAACAGCACTTTACAGTGGTTGCTATGTACGCGTATCCGTTAATTTCTACGCATTCAATACGAACGGGAACAAAGGTGTTGCTGCTGGATTGAACAACGTTCAGAAATGGGCAGATGGAGAATTCCTTGGTGGTCGTGCAAGTGCTGATGACGACTTTGACGATTTGGATTCAGATGACGACGATTTAATTTAAACCTTATAGCAGGGCTGCTTGGCCCTGCTTTTTCTTTTAAAGAAGGCGGTGGAACATTGAGAACCTTAGCAATTGATATTGAAACCTATTGCGAGCTTAACTTGCGAGATACAGGCGTTTATCGATACGCAGAACATGAAAGCTTTGAGATTTTAATGCTTGCTTATTCATTCGATAATGAGCCTGTAAAAATTATAGATATAGCTACTGGATTAGATTCTACCCCCAATGAGCTATATGAAGCTTTAACGGATGACAGTGTCATGAAGACTGCTCACAATGCGAGCTTTGAACGAACATGTCTTGCTAAACACTTCGGTTTTGAAATGGATCCTTACCAGTGGAAATGTACGATGGTTGATTCGACAAGACTTGGATTACCAGCTGCACTTGGTCAAGTTGCAGAAGTGCTCAAATTGGACTTACAAAAAGACACAGCAGGGACGGCTTTAATCAATTACTTCTCGAAACCTTGTAAAGCGACAAAAACGAATGAAGGAAGAACAAGAAATCTTCCTCATCATGATTCTGAGAAGTGGTCACAATTCTTGGCTTATTGTATCAAGGACGTGGAAGTCGAACAGGCAATACGTGAGCGCATATCAGCATTTGAAGTTCCTAAACACGAACAAATTTTATGGGCAATTGACCAACGTATTAATGACCGTGGTGTCATGTTGGATGCTCAATTAATGGAAGGCGCAGTTGCTGGCGATCATCTTGCAAAAGCGTGGACGATGGAAGCAGCTAGAGCCTTGACGAACCTTGAGAATCCGAACAGCCCTTCACAGTTGCTCGAATGGTTTCATTCACAGGATGCGGTCCTGCCAAACCTTCAGAAAAAAACAGTAGAGGAATACTTAAATCACTACACGTCTGGACCCGTGCACGAAGTGCTGAAACTTCGACAAGAATTGTCTAAAAGTAGTATTAAAAAATATGGCAAAATGCAAAGCATGATTTTAGAAGATGATCGTGTTCGCGGATTGTTCCAATGTTACGGCGCATCCAAGACCGGAAGATGGGCAGGACGCGGAGTACAAGTTCAGAATCTTACAAAAAATAAGATGAGCCTTCCTCGAATAAGTGCTGCACGTGAACTCATTAAAGCTCAAGACTTTGAATCTATTGAACTGATATTTAGCGAGAGTTTACAAGATATATTGAGTCAACTTGTTCGGACATGCTTCATCGCTAAACCAGGACACAAACTAATCGTATCTGACTTTTCAGCCATAGAAGCTCGCGTTATTGCTTGGTTCGCTGGGGAGATATGGAGACTGCATGTTTTCCAAACTCACGGAAAAATCTATGAAGCTTCTGCTAGTCAAATGTTTAAAGTCCCTATCGAAGAAATTGGCAAAGGCTCTGACCTTAGACAAAAGGGCAAGGTAGCAGAATTAGCACTTGGCTATCAAGGTGGACCTGGTGCATTAAAAAGCATGGGTGCACTTGAGATGGGTCTCACAGAGAAAGAACTCCAGCCATTAGTCACTGCTTGGCGTGATGCGAACCCGAACATCGTGAAATTTTGGTACGCATGTGACGCAGCTGCCATTGAAGCAGTTCGAGACAAAACGGTCGTTAAAACACACGGAGTAACTTTCCGACGTGACCGTGGTTTCCTAATGATTGACCTGCCAAGTGGTCGCAGTCTTGCCTATGCAAAGCCACATATTATTGAAAATAAATTCGGAAGAGACGCAGTTGCCCATTTCGGACTCGACGAACGAAACAAATGGAATCGAGTAGAATCTTACGGTGGGAAATGGGTAGAGAACATCGTTCAGGCAATTGCTCGTGACATCTTGGCTGAAAGCATGAAACGTCTCGAAGTATCTGGGTATCCGATTGTTATGCATGTTCATGATGAAGTAGTGTGTGAAGTTCCTGAAACACATAAAGATGCACTTGCAATCGTGGAAGATTTGATGGGTGAACCTGTTAAATGGGCGCCAGGTCTACCACTTGCTGCCGACGGTTTTGAAACTAACTTCTATAAAAAGGACTGATATAAATGGATTGGAAAGAGCGAATGGATAAGCAACGAAAAGCGATTCAATCAAATATACAGAATTTGAAGAAACAATACACGAAAGCAAAAGATGATCGTGTTCTTCGAGAAAAACTTGAAGGGGCTATCAATCGATTAGGGATTGAAGCGGATCGTTACGATGCTCGAAAGGTCGAACCAGTTAGATTACCGAACGGATTGGTTGTTAACGCAAAACTTGTGAAAGCGTACTTAACGAAAATCAAAGGTAACCCTATTGAATTTAAGCTCGCTGAATTAGATTTTCAAATCAGTTTCGAAACAAAGTACTCAAAAGGTCGCTTGATTCTGTCAGATATGCACGAGTACTTCATCGGTTGGGACTTGCCTGTTAAGGAGGTTGATGAAGATGGACAAATTAGCTTTACTTAAAAAGTTTGCTCCACTGTTCATTGACTCAGAACATACAAATAAAGCTGTTCGCGGTATCACGATTGATACTTGGGGTCATGCGTATGTGACGGACGGGATTCAATTACTTCGAGTACGTGAAGCGTACCCTGAAGGCTTTGAAGGTGTGGTTGATTTAAAAGGGAAACGATTAGAAGTTGAACGCGTAAAAGCTGAACGGTTAGTACCTGACGTGCCCGTAGTTGCTGAGGTGACTGTTGCGGATACGTTAGCAGCAGTGAAACATTTACGAGACATACTGAAAGCATCTACCCATAAAAAGAACTTCGATCCTATTAAGCTGGTTGGTTTAGGCGGTGAGCTTAACTTAACGGTTGGGGCGTTAGGAATGGATGGCATTCAGGGTTCTTACCATATCGGAAAATCACAACCATTTGTCAAATGCGTAGAAATTAACCGATTAATAAAATGCCTGGAAGTGTTCGATTATTTTACGGAGACGGTCTCAATCGCATCGGCTGACTCTGAAATGCAACCCCTCCAATTAATACACGGCGAGATCACCTGTCTGTTGATGCCGATTAGGGAGTGTTGATATGAGTACTGCAACGGCAACAAGCTTGATGGAGAAAGAAATCAACGGCGAATTACTGACTCAAGATTTATTGGTAAAACGTCATAAAAGGTTAGTGCATAGGGTTTGTAATAAATACAAACATCTCGCTGAAAAAGTGGGATTGGGGTATGAGGACATCGTGTCCATAGGATTTATCGGTTTACTAAAAGCCTTTAGATATTTCGATGGTGAAAAGTACGACGTTCGATTCTCGACTTATGCCATTCCAATGATAAGAGGCGAAATTCTAAGAGAATTACGTGACCAGCATCCGGGATTAAAGTACTCAAGACCTATAAAAGATATCGCCACTCACATTCAAAAAGCAGAATTGCAAGAATCATCAATTGATGAGATTGCTATCAAATTAGATGTATGCCGAGATAAAGTGATTCACGCATTAAACTTTATCTTTCACCAAGCACCAAGAAGTATGGACAAGAAATTTAAAGATGTAGCCGGTCATGATGCAACTCTTCATCTCGTAATCGGTTCGGAAGATGATACGACCTCACTATCTGTATGGGAGTTTATTAAAACCTTGTCACCGAGAGAGCAGATTGTCTGTAGCGGATTAATGGAAGGTCTGTTGCAAGTTGAGATTGGGGAAATAATTGGCGTAACACAAGTTCAAACGTCTCGTGTGATTAAGAAGATACGGAGTAAATATCTCGAATTTAAGGAGATTGAGTGATGAACGACTCAACTGAAAAACTACTGGTTAGGGGTGGGAGATTATGAAACAATCTGCTCCATGCAACATCTTCATTATTTGTGAAGGATGTGGAGAACCCTTATTCTTAACACCTTTACAAGAAAGTATTATTCCTGTAACGAAAAAAATTATCTGTCGATGTTGTAATCACATTCATACAGATTTAGTTGATTTGAAGAATTACGCAAAACAAACAAAAAACTACGGCAACCTCTAATGGCAAAACGAAAACCGTATCTGCTATTTCGTGTCGAGGGCCAAGGTGAGGGAAAACAGAAGGTTTGGTTGTACGAAGAACTTCAGAAGCATGATTTTAATGCACGTAAAAAACAAGGTTGGATCATTTGGTACAGCTAAGAAAGAGAGGGCTTAAAAATGAATGAAAGATTACTAGAAAGCTTAGGCACCTATTTCGTGTATCACGGTATTCGTAAAAAATACGGTTGGACATTTGAACAGTTCATTTCCAAATGGGAACGCGGTGTGTTTGACATATGACTAGGGACGAAGTATTTGAGGTGGAACAACTTTTGCACGAAATAGGTCGTTTCAAACTTTCCAATCAACCTGTATCTCGTATAAGAGAACTTTTACAACCTATCTTCGATAACGAGCGAGAAAAAGCCGAACGAGATAAATACAGTCTTTCAACGGCTTATATGCACTTTCATGCGAAAAAGGAAGTTTCTAAAGCAATCAACGCCTTATCTGGAACGAAAAACATGTTCGGTTTAGCTACTGAAGATTTGAAAAGGCTGCATGGTGAGGAACAAGATATTCTTCATGCTTTGGAACTTACAGATTTGTCACTGGAAGAGTTAACTGCATTGACAAGTGAATTGAAAGAAATTCGCATTATGAGAAGGGTCACCAAGAACTTCTTAGAAGTCGCAAATCCGTTAAATGATTTTGCTGTTCATAATGAAAAATTGATTAAACAACTTCAACAGATTGCTGGAACAATCCAAAAAGCTATGAGCAATATCGATAACCGGAAATATAACGTCAGAGAAAAAACGTCATTACGTGAAGCATTCGATTCAGCTGCCCCATTAGTGACAAGAATCAAATGATTGCCTACATCATCCTTGGCGGTCTAGGAGTTATCGCTCTTGGACTGTGCTTGTGGATGGATAAACGACATCGTGATAAATGGAAGTGACGCACCAGACCAATTAAGCGAATTAAAGAAGGTGAAATCAATCATTCACCTTACTAATTCCAAATAGTTCAATCAATCTAATCTCTGAATATCGGTCAATAGACAATATATAGTCATCTTTATTCTCTAATTTTAAAAACTCTTTAGATAATTTCGGGATAACATAATTTACAAATTCTCTTGAGTTATCTATTTCAATCAATCCTTTGGATATCAGATATCCAGCGTTAATAGCAATATCAATCATTACTTCTTGGTTTTTCAATTCACACAAAATAATCATTCCCTATCAATTTTTAATTATTGTACCATTTTCAAATAAAAAGGAGGAGATGTATTTGTTATTAGAACGCACGTGGTCAATGCCGAATAGTAAAACATTCAAAATAAAGCCTATTAAAGATTTGATAAAAAACGAACTAGCCGAAGGAACTATCTTAGACCCTTTTGCTAACGAGTTTTCTATTAAAGATTTAATGACAGACAAGCAGACTTATATAACAAACGATTTAGATACTGCTTATGAAACAGATTACCATTTAGATGCTTTAGATTTTTTTCAACAATTCAGTGACGAATCAATTGATATGGTCTTGTATGACCCTCCATATTCACCTAGACAAGTTTCGGAATGCTATAAATCACTCGGTCAAACAGTAAATATGCAAACAACTCAATCGTCTTATTGGGGCAACCAAAAGAAAGAGATAGCTAGAATATTAAAACCCGGTGGGAAAGTAATCACATTCGGTTGGAACAGCGGTGGTATCGGTAAAAGTAATGGTTTTGAAATAACTAAAATATTAATCGTTCCTCATGGTGGTTGGCACAATGACACGATTTGTACAGTTGAAACAAAAACAATTTAAGACACTTACCGAACATTAAGCGAAACAGGGAGGGTTAGTAATGAAAAATACACTTGGTGATTTGAACAACCATCTATTTGCGCAATTGGAGCGTTTAGGTGACGAGGATTTAACAGGTGAAAAACTCTTAGAGGAAATTAACAGAGCAAACTCGATAACTCGTGTGGCGCACCAGGTTATAGCGAATGGATCTTTAGTATTAAAAGCGATTCATGCAGCGGATAACAAGATGGATATTGATTTAATTGTACCTAAAATGTTGGAGGGGTAGAAAATGCCACACTATTATACTCCTGAACAAGTCGTCTTTATTACGGATCATGTAGTAGGACGTAGCAGAAAAGAAATAAAGGAACTATTTAACGCTCAATTCGAATTGAAATTAGGATTAAATCAAATAACGGCATTTATTAAAAATCGTAAGTTGAACACCGGTTTAAATGGTCAGTTTAAACCAGGGCATGTTCCGTTTAATAAAGGTAAAAGTATTGGTGGATGGGAACCTACTCAATTTAAGAAGGGTAACCGTCCAGCTAACTATAAACCTGTAGGAACGGAACGAGTAAATGGTGACGATTATGTAGACATTAAGATTGCAGATCCTAACAAATGGAGAGCGAAACACCTGTTAGTTTGGGAAAAGGCAAATGGTCCAGTACCAAAAGGGCATGTCGTTATATTTGGAGATAGAAACCGTCGTAATTTTGAACTCTATAATCTAATTCTCCTTTCACGAAAGCAATTGGTGATTATGAACAAAAACAGTTTGATTCAAAAAGATGCAGATTTAACAAGAACCGGAGTACTTGTAGCAGATTTACACAGCAAAATAGGTGAACGAAAAAAGATAAAAAAACAACCGTGAGAATCAATCAAAACAGGGAGCTCAAACGAATGAAACAAACCTTAGATGAACTTTACATGGAAGTAAAAACGTTCGTGATTGAAACCAATAAATGTAGCACAGCACACATTAAACAAAAATTTGGAATCGGCTTCCTAATATCCTATCAGTTGATTAAAAGACTTGAGGTCGATGGCGTTGTTAGTCAATTTGATGACATGGATCGTGTACGAAGAGTTTTGAGTAAATTGGAGGGTTAAAAATGGCAGAAACGAATGAGGTCAAAGTTTTACACTACTCATACGATGGTGTGATGAAAGAAAACGCTCGATTACGTATAGCCTTGAACAAAATAGCATCCGAAAAACAAGCTGATGAAAATCATGAGTATGCTTACATTGATTTGAATGATGCGATTGATATAGCTAAACGAGCATTGGAGCGTGAATCCAAATGATTAAAGTCAGAAACAATAAAGCACGACTTTCTTTAATTAAAGGTCGGTTAACCACGAGAGACAAAATCGAACATGAAGATGGATTGTGGTTAATTGACCGTGTTGACCAACTAGAAGAACAGTTAGGAAAAGCACATTCTCGATATGACGATGTGGTCGTCGAATTAATGAATTCGAATCTAAAGATTATGAAATACCAAGGTGTAAGGCTATGACGTTCCTACATTTCATCTTAGTTCTTTCTATATTTTTCTACGTTTGGGCATTGGTGCAAATGTATGCATTCGGTAAAGAAGATGGAAAAGAAGAAGGTATTAAAATTGGGTACGCAAAAGGACGTAAGGAAGTAAATAATCATATTGATTGCTATATGAGTGGAAAGGACGGGAAAGAATGAAAGTTACTATTACAGCAGAACAGGCGAAAGCGATAGAGGAACGGAAAGTTAAATATAACGAAACAGACCAAGATTTAATTGATTATCAATACTTCATGAAAAGTGAAGCAAACGAAGGGGACGACAGTTACGCCGATAACCACGAATGCCTAAATGACATCTCGCCTTTCTATATGGCAAAAGCGTTATTAACTGGCTATGAAATTGAGCAACCGAAACCAAAAGAAGGTGATTGGATTGTTAGGTTAGATGGGGAAGAATTCTCAACAGGAAAGAAATTTGCTCAAATTGAAAAACTTCATGACCAACGCAATGTAGCTAGTGATTTCAATGATTTTAGAATTGTGGACGGCTTAAGTTTATGTTTTAACGGAGTAACACACGCAACCAATGAAGAAGCATTTTGGGCAGAGTTGGGGCGTGAGGTTGGGGAGTTTAGAGAAGGTGATGTTCGTCTAATAAATGATTATTCATCTGTATATACCACTGCTACTATAGTCGCTAAAAATGAATATAACAATGGTGAACTCGCAGGCTTCTATCCAGCTGAATCATTCATAACATTTCCGACAGGTGATTCCAATGACCAAAGCAATTGAAAAACAAAATCGTATTGCCGAACGTCAACATCGTCAGGCACTCGTTTACAAACTCGGTGATTTAGAAGAAAAACATTGTGAACCTTGCACACTAAAGCAAGGCACGCATAAAACCCAAGATGGGATATGTAAGAGTTGCCCGATCTACACTCAAATACGTGCAATTGGAAACGAATTAGTACCTAAAGGGAAGCGAGGGCGACCTTCAAAACCGGATGAAGAAGAACCTAATTCAAACCGTATCGACCAACTACTTACTGTTGAACAATATCACGGTCATGTCGCAAACGGTTTATTAGATAAAGAGATTGCTATCTTGCTTGATGTTTGTACGCATACTCTTACTCGTTGGAAAGCTAGACACAAAACAAAAAGGGAACTCAAACCTAGAGGTGCGAAAAAAGGCACCCGTTTGAAACTGGATGAAGTGACGTATCTTTCCATGCGCGGTGAAGGGCTAACGAATGGACAAGTAGCAAAGCGACAAGGCTGTAATGTGAAGACCCTTATGAGTTGGCAAGCTGAAAACGATGTCGCGTATGTTATGGCTAGACCAAAGAAGGTCTACATTACAAAAGATGCGTATGAAAGTTTTAAAAACAGGGGAATTAGTGATAAGGAAATCGCGTCTGAAATAGGTGTCGTTCTTGCCACTCTCCAAAATTGGAAGAAAGTGAATGGAATCCAAACCTATTCAAAATACAACAAGAAAAGCGAGGAAAAGCAATTGGCGAAAAAACAACAAATAAGATTTATAGATTGTTTGGATTCAGTTTCGGAAAAGTCGGAAGTAGGTGAATTTGTGTGGAGATGACGCCAACTGAACTTATGAGAATAGTAAACGCTGCTATATTAGCTGAACGTTTGAGACAAAACGCGAAGTGGGGTGTACAGCGACATCCACATGAGGTATGGCATGTTATCGCATCAGAGGAGACAGGTGAAGTGGCACAAGCAATACTCTCGGCTAAAGGTTGGGGAAAGCCTACAGACGCCCAAAACTTGTATATGGAATGCATACACGCCTCTGCCGTTTACGCAGCATTTGCTGAACAAGTATTAGAGGAAATGGAAGCGAGCACGAACAGGAAGGATTGATTGCGGTGACCGTAACAAAAGAAAAACCTATACCCAAACTAACCTTTGACGGTGCTGTCAGTATTGCAACCGCAAGCAGCCGAACGTCGGTTAAATGGAGCAACGCAGAACTGACGTGGTCAGAGTTCTTGGAAAAGTTGCGTACAACGGTCCGGACAAAAGAATCAGAATCCGAATACAGAAGTTATCCTAAAAGCCAACAAGACTCCATTAAAGATGTAGGTGGGTTTGTAGGCGGACGGTTAAAAGGTGGACGACGTAAAGCCGATAGTGTGTTCAATCGAAGTATTTTAACACTGGATATTGACTACGGAGAAGAAGGCATGGCAGATATCATCGATATGTTATTCGGTTCTGCTTATGCGATTTACTCTACACATAAGCATAAAGAAGGTTTGCCACGTCTTAGGTTCATCGTTCCCTTTACTCGACCCGTGACATCTGAAGAGTATGTCGCTATCGGAAAAAAAGTAGCTGAACAAATCGGTATTGATTACTTCGATGATACAAGCTATCAACCACATCGATTAATGTACTGGCCTTCAACTTCTGCTGATGCGGAATATGTCTTCCATTACCATGATGCACCTTGGTTGGATCCTGCTGATATTTTATCCTTGTATGTTGATTGGCGCGATCCACTAGAATGGCCGTCATCGTCTAGGCAGCAACTCGAACATAAAAAGCTTGCAGATAAGCAAGGGGACCCACATTCAAAAGCTGGTCTCGTTGGTGCCTTCTGCCGAACATATACCATCGAAGAAGCGATTGAGAACTTTCTACCAGGAAGGTATGAGAAGTTTCAAGATTCCCGATACACCTATACAGAAGGTTCTACTGCAGGTGGATTGATACTCTACGAAGATGGTAAGTTCGCTTACTCGCATCACGGTACGGATCCAACAAGTAATCAACTCGTAAATGCCTTCGACCTTGTCCGCCTTCATTTGTTTGGGGCACAGGACGGGGATGTTACCGAAAAAACTCCTATTAATAAACGACCAAGCTATTCCGCAATGCGTGAGTTCGCTCAAAATGACCCAGGTGTCAAAGAGGCTGCCGCACGTGAACGGATGGAAAGTGCATTTGAGGAATTCGATGAGATTGAAACGGAGAATATCGATTTACGTTGGACTCATCGATTGACTGCAGACAAACAAGGCGATGTTGAAGTTACTGTACCTAACATCGTCCTGGTGCTTGAAAACGATCTTCTATTAAAAGGGAAAATTGCCACCAATTCTTTCAGTAATCGATTGATGGTCATGGGCAATATGCCTTGGCGCAAAGTGACGAAAAAAGAGAATTGGACTGACGGTGATGATGCCGGATTAAGAGATTACATGGAACGTGTTTATAAAATGTATAACCGAAGTAAGACCGAAGATGCCGTAAAGGTAATCAGTGAAAAGCACAAATTCCATCCCGTTCGCGATTATCTAGAACCTTTAGTGTGGGATGGTGTTCCCCGCCTTGAGACTTTATTCATTGACTACTTAGGTGCAGAAGACACCGAACTAAATCGTGCCATTACACGAAAAGCCTTTGCGGCAGCTGTTGCCCGTGTTTACGTTCCAGGCATTAAATTTGATTATATGGTTACGCTTTACGGTCCACAAGGGATTGGTAAATCGATGATTCTTGACCGCATGGGACGTGAATGGTTTAGTGATTCCCTTACTTCTGTCCACGGAAAAGAAGCGTTTGAAGCCTTGCAAGGTGCTTGGATTATCGAAATGGGTGAATTGTCTGCTACTCGTAAAGCTGATGTTGAATCGATTAAACAATTCATTAGTAAACGAGAAGACCGGTTCCGTGTTGCCTATGGTCGTCATACAGAAGACTTTCCACGCCAGTGTGTGTTTTTCGGAACGACGAATGACCCGAACTTTTTAAAGGATAAGACTGGTGGTCGTCGATTTTGGCCGATTACAGTGAATATCGAAAATAGAAAACATCGTTGGTCCAGTTTATCTGACGATGGTATCGAGCAGTTATGGGCAGAAGCGAAACAGGTATTTAAAGATGGGGAAGAACTGTTTTTAGAAGACCGTTTAGAAGCGCAAATGAGGGTAATTCAAGAAGCGCATACGGAGGAATCGCCATGGGCAGGTTTGGTGCAGGAATACCTTGAACGTAAATTACCTGAAGACTGGGAAGAGAAGGACCTAGCTGAACGTAGAATGTTTTTAACGGATGATTTCGGTGAAGGTGAAGGTTCTATTATACGTGAACGTGTGTGTGCATTAGAGGTGTGGTGTGAGTGTTTAGGAAATGACGCCAAACGTTTTTCTCCAATGGATCGCCGGGAAGTAAATGATATTCTAAGAAACATGGATGGCTGGAAACCGAACGATATGAACCAAAAGGGGACCCTAAGGTTCGGAAAATTGTACGGTGTGCAACGAGCTTATATACGTGAAGAAGACCTAATTTAGTCAAAAACAGGTGTGGGCGTAACGGTCCTAGGTGTGGGCGTAATAAAATTGGTAATTTTTACTAGTGTGGGCGTTGTGGTCGTCATTTTGATTACGCCCACACCTTGCGCCCACACCTCAACACTTAGAACGGTAAGGGGTAAAGCCTTAGTGTGGGCGTAAAGACAAAAATAATAGAATAAAACTTATATTTAATATAGGGAGTGATAATAGGTACACATTACGCCTAATACGCCTAATACAGTATATATGTTAAAAGCTATGTTTTTACGCCCACACGCCCACGCCTAAAATATGGAAGGTGTTTTTATGACATGAGAGAAAGAGATGTTGAAAAGTATCTAAAAACGAACATTGAGGAAAATGGTGGGGTGTGTTTAAAGTTCGTGTCTCCTGGAAAATCAGGTGTACCTGATCGCCTATGTTTACTTACTGGAGGGAAACATTTTTTCGTAGAAGTAAAAGCACCTGGTGAGAAGACAAGACCTTTGCAATCTAAATGCCATCGAGAGTTTTTAAAACTAGGGCATCCAGTGTACGTTGTTGATAGTAAAGAACAAGTAGACGAATTGATTAATAGAGAGGTGAGGGATAACCTTGGGCAGACCTAGACAGTACGATCGTCAATCCACTTGCTTTAATTGCGGAACGACCTTTGAAAGATATCCTGGTAAAAAGAAAGGGTCAAGATCTTTTTGCAGCAAGGATTGTAGGGTTAAACAAATGGGTATCGACAATCTAGATAAAAGAGTGAATCAAAAAGGCGGACTCACTTTAACTGAAAGGGAGAAAATTAGAAATAAGCAGCTAGAGAAAAAATGTACGAATAATGGACGCACCTATGCAAAGAAGTTTGGTAGACACGTTCACCGAATGGTAATGGAAGAAAAGTTAGGGAGAGCCTTACTTCCAGGGGAAGTGGTCCACCATATAGATAATAATGCGAGAAATAACCACCCTGATAATTTAATGGTATTTAAATCACAAAAAGAGCATTTGAACTGGCATAGATTACATGATGCAAGATATGGAGGTGATGTCAACCATGGTTAATTTCAAACCGCATACTTATCAATCTTTCGCAATTGAGCAGATTTTAAAGAATGACTCATACGGCTTGTTTTTAGATATGGGTCTTTAGCTTGGAAAAACAGTTTCCACATTGACCGCTGTTGAACAGCTTATATATAACAGCTTAGAGATTACTAAAGTGTTGGTAATCGCACCAAAACGAGTAGCAGAAGATACGTGGAGCAGAGAGGTTTTTAAGTGGGAGCATACGAAACATCTTCGTATATCCAAAGTGTTGGGTGACGAGAGAAAGCGCAGGCAAGCCTTGCAAAAAGATGCAGACATTTACGTGATCAACCGTGAGAATGTGGAATGGTTAGTGAATCATTATGAAGGCAAACCAATGCCGTTTGACATGTTGGTAGTGGACGAGCTTTCAAGTTTTAAGAGCCCTAAATCGAATCGGTTTAAAGCCTTACGAAAAATACGACCGGCCTTTAAACGTTTCGTTGGACTAACTGGAACACCGGCACCTAATAGTTTGTTGGACTTATGGAGTCAAGTGTATTTAATTGACCAGGGAAAGCGTTTAGGAAAAACAGTCACCCACTATCGAAATCGTTATTTTTATCCATCTTCTACGGATCCGAATAACGCACGAATCGTTTATAAATATGAGCCTAAACCAGAAGCTGAACAAAATATATATAGTTTAATCTCAGATGTTTGTGTATCGATGAAAGCTAAAGACCATTTAGACATGCCTGAACGAATCGATAACATCGTCACCGTAGATTTAAGTCTGAAAGAAAGAGAGCTTTACAAAAAACTAGAACGTGATCGAATCCTTGAATACATGGAAGGCGATATCGTTGCATCAACCGCTGGAGTTTTAAGTCAGAAGTTACTGCAGCTGTCAAATGGGGCAAGCTATAACGAGAATGCAGGCGTGCAACAAATACACGACCAAAAGTTAAATGCCTTAGAAGAAATCGTTGAAGCTGCACAAGGGCAACCCGTTCTTTTGTTTTACAGTTTTAAGCATGATAAAGATCGAATCCTAAAAAAGTTTAAGCAAGCCATTCCAATAGACTCTGATAGATCAATAGAGAGATGGAATGCAGGAGAGATTGAACTTCTTCTGGCGCATCCAGCTTCTGCAGGACATGGACTTAATTTACAAGATGGAGGTCACATCATAGTTTGGTTTGGACTTACATGGTCCCTTGAATTGTACCAACAGGCGAATGCGAGGTTGCATAGACAGGGGCAAGATGAGACCGTCATTATTCATCACATCTTAACCGAGGATACAATCGACCAACACGTATTGAACGTATTGCAGGGCAAAGAGAAAGGTCAAGATGCCTTACTAGAAGCTGTTAAAGCAAGAATGGAGGAGTATGTGTGACGGCTAGTGCGATAACCGATTTTATCCAATCCATTGACCGAATGGTAAGGGCGATTAAAGAGTGCATTTCTACAATTGCCAACATACCAAAAGAAAATAAAGAACCCATCTATTATCAAACTAAGTGGGCACTTATTCGAGATACACGATTAAAGAGTCAGGTCGTACTAAATAAACCTAAGCGTCTGGTGAAGAAAGTTATTCGATAACGGGGGTGGCATACTTGAAGAAGAACCAGGAAGCGTACTTAACATTAGTAGCAGAAATTGCTGCTAAAACCGCAACGGAAAAAGCAATCGAGATACACAAAAAACTTCACTTCGAAGATGAACAAAATGCGAGGGATAAACGTTTACGTAATACAAAAGTATTGCTGAAAAACTATCGTGACTTCAAAGCTTACGTAAACAAGGTGGAGAAAAAGGTTGCTAAACGAGAAGGGATTACCGAAGAAACGGACATCAATGATTTACTGGTGTACGGGGAGGATATCGTTAAGTCCATAAAACTTAGCACCCAAAGAACAATTGTGATGGTGCAATACATTGATCAATCTCTTGCAGCCTTTAAGTACATTTGTGAAAACGATCCCTATCGTGATTCTTTACGTCAATTTGAAGTGTTGCAGATGCGATATGTTGAAGGAAGAACGATTGAAGATATCGCAGAAGAATTCAGAATAAACGAGAGAAGCGTCTACAAAGCAATCGATACTGCTTGTGAACGATTATCGGTTATATTGTTTGGTGTTTACGGCATTAAGATTAGTTAAAAATAAAAAGCGATGGAGGACAAGAAATTGATTACAGAAAACGAAATTCAAGAAAACAATATCAACGAGTTACTTAAATTAATTCAAGAAAATCCAGGGTTACCAATCGTGCCAATGGTTGATAATGAACTCGGTGGGGATGATTTCTCATATTACATGGGGATATGGGGAAAAGCATCAGTTGATGAAGTTTACCACAAGGGTGAAAGAATTTACTTTCGTTCTGATGATGAAGAGGAACTACACGAACATTTTTTTGACCAATTGGCATCGAACAACCCTGCTTGGTCTGCCACATATTTAGACGAAAAAACAATAGAAAAAATTAATGAAATTGAATGGGAAAAAGTTATTACAGTACGAATAGAATTACCTTAATTAATATACAGTTCTAGTAATCAACTAAATTAATTAAAGAGGGCAATTCTAGGACATTACTGTGGCAAATGGAAGATGCTAGTCTGATATTGTGGGAAACTTGACCTTGGTTGGTGGGCATCGCACATATATAGGGTATAGGTATATACCTTAAGCACTGCAGTAGATTTCCCCCTTTGGTTTACTGCAGTCACTAAACTCAAAAAAGCACTTAGGCAATTGCTTAGGTGCTTTTTCAATGTCTAAAAAAGCGAATAGCGCGAAAGAAGGTGTGGTGGTAATACAATGGCGAGAGCGAGAAGTCCAGCACGCGATAAAGCGTATGAAATTTATAAACAATCAAAAGGGAAGAAATTATTAAAAGATATTGCTTCTGAATTAAACGTCTCAGACGCTCAAATTCGTAAGTGGAAAAATCAGGACAAATGGGATGACTTAACGAATGGTAACGTAACTAATGCAAAAGGTAACGTAACTAAACAAAAGAAGGTTGTCATTGAGTCAGAAGATTTAACTGAAAAACAGAAGCTTTTTTGTATTTACTACATTAAGTTCTTCAATGCGACTAAGGCTTATCAGAAAGCGTATGAGTGTGCGTACACTACTGCAATGACAAACGGCCATGGGTTACTAAGAAATACTAAGGTAGCTTCAGAGATTGATCGTATGAAGTTGGACCAAGCGACTGAATTAAAGCTAGATGTCCGTGACGTCTTACAAAAGTATATTGATATCGCCTTTTCTGATATAACGGAGTTCTTAAAGTTTGGTCGCCAAGAGGAGATTATGTATAACGAGGACGGAGATCCTGAACTTGATATGCATGGTAACATGAAGACTTATGCTTTTAATTACGTTCACTTGAATGATTCATCGGATATTGACGGTTCAATCGTTACAGAAGTGAAGCAAGGGAAAGAGGGCATAACAGTTAAGCTTGCTGACAAGATGAAAGCTCTGGATATGCTTACGAAGTATTTTGACCTTCTTTCTGAAAATGATAAGAAGAAGCTCCAAGAAGAGAAGTTAAAAACAGATATTGTTAAGACTAATGCAGAAATTGAGAAGTTGAACGGTAATAAAGGTGAGGGACCAATTGAAATCATTATTCGTAGCAAAAGCAAGGAATAACTTTTATGCATCAGAAGTTGGGAAATAATTTATTAGAATCCTTGTAAAGCCCTTCAAATCAACAATGTATAAAATTACGCATAAACAATAAAAACCGAAGCTTCTAAAGCCTTGGTAATATTGGCTTTTTAAAAATCCTAGCTTCCCATAGCTCGAATTATGTCAACTCAATTTGAATAAGATATGCACCAAATGCATGAAAGGATGGTCTCTTATGGAAGAAGTTTGGAAAGACATCATAGGCTATGAAGACAGTTATCAAGTCTCGAATATTGGACGTATAAGAAGTTTGCCGAGAGTGACTTTAAGGTCGAATGGAAGAAGCTACACTGTTCAGCAAAGAGTTATGAAACAGCAGGTCATAAAATTTAAGGGCGAGAAAAAACAAAGAAAATCGGTACATCTAAAGAGCCTAAAAGACGGGCATTATTTGGTGCATAGGTTAGTAGCTGAAGCCTTTATACCTAACCTAAACAATCTTCCACAGGTTAACCATATCGACGGCGACCCTTTCAACAACTTTGTTGGTAACTTAGAATGGGTGACTAATAAAGAAAACGCTTTGCATGCTTACGAAAATGGGTTGATGAGAACTGAAAAGAAAGTCAAGAGAATTTGCCCCATAACTAAAGAGATTCTTGAGACTTATAAAAGTGGCAGTGAAGCAGCAAGAATCTATAAGGTGACACCAGGAGCAATTTTCCATGCGATAAACAGTGAACATAAAGCAGGTGGTTTCTATTGGAGCTACGATGATTGAAAAGACCGTAAATCCTCATTTTGAGGATTTTTTGTTTGACTGGAAACAGAAGTTTCAATTCCTTGTTGGCGGTTATGGAAGTAGCAAGTCTTATCATGTTGCTTTGAAAATCATTTTTAAACTATTGGAGGAGAAACGAACGGCTTTAGTTGTCCGCGAAGTGTATGATACGCATCGTGATTCAACGTTCTCCTTACTAGAAGAAATTATAAATGATTTAGATTTAGCTCACAAAATTAGATGTGTAACTTCTCCAATGCAAATACGTTTTCCGAACGGATCTAAGATAATTTTTAAAGGGATGGATAAGCCAGCAAAGCTAAAGTCTATCAATAACGTATCGCTTGTTTGGGGGGAAGAATGTTCAGAGGTGAAGTACGAAGGCTTTAAAGAGCTGATTGGACGTTTACGACATCCAACTTTGAACCTGTATATGATTCTATCAACTAACCCGGTCAGCAAAAGCAATTGGACATATAAGCATTTCTTTAAAAATGAGTTAACCAAATTCTTTGTCCTGGATGATGAAGATTTATATAAAAAGAAAACAATTGTCATAGGTAACACGTATTATCACCATTCAACAGCTGACGATAACTTATTTTTACCTGAAAGTTATATTGAACAGCTTGAAGATTTAAAGACGCATGACTTAGACCTCTACCGCATTGCGCGTAAGGGGCGTTTTGGCGTAAACGGTAAACTTGTGTTGCCTCAATTCGAAGTGCAGCCGCATGAACAAGTAATGGAGGCAATAGGCAAGATTCAAAAACCATTGCTTAAGAATGGAATGGACTTTGGTTTTGTGAATTCCTATAACGCTGTTGTGAGGATGGCTGTAGATCTAAGCACACTTACGCTATACATCTATTGGCAGTACTACAAAAACAATATGACGGATGATCGTACTGCTGAAGAACTACAGGAACTTAAGAAGTATCTGATCAAGGCTGATAGTGCAGAACCTAAAACCATTCAATTCTTTAGACAAAACGGTTTTAGGATTATGGCCACTCGTAAGTTTGCCGGTTCCCGAATCCAGTACACAAAAAAAGTAAAACGATTCAAGAGAATCATTTGTTCAGACGAATGTCCAGATGTTATCCGCGAACTTCAGGATTTAACATTCAAGGTGGATAAGAATGGTGAAATCATTGAAGACGAATTCAGCATAGATCCCCATACCTTCTCAGCTATCTGGTATGGACTTGATGATGTAGAGATGAAGAATCTTAAATTAGTTAATGAAAAGAGGTGAATACTTTGAGGAAATTCAAGAAGCAGCTAGACGAAAACGGAATTGATGAAACGTTAATTTCTGAAATCCTATCGGCACATAAAGTGGATCATAAGCGTATGGAAAGTTTATATGAGCGCTATAAAGCAGATCTAGACGGTCCAACTATCTTTAAACGCCCGGTAGCTGCCTATGATAGTTTTGGAGAGAACAAAGGTGTCCAGCGACTTGATGACAAAGTAGACAATCGCTTAAATAATGCCTTTGATGCAGATATCGTGGACACGAAGGTAGGCTATTTGTTCGGTCACGGGATTAGCTACGATGTAGATAAAGAAAATAAACCACTAAAAGAGCAAGTCGAAGAATTTTTGTTGCGTAACAATGCACAAGATGCAGATTCAGAACTTGGTAAAATGGCAGCCATCTGTGGTAAGGCATCTCGACTGGTATACGTTGATAAATCAGACGGAAAAGAGAGAATAAAGAACATCGATCCTTGGGAAACTGTTTTTATTGGTGAAGATATCCATGAGCCTGAATATTCACTATGGGTTTATCCATCTGGTGATGATCAATGTGTTGAGTTTTATGATTCAACTGATGTTTACACCTTTATCAATTTGGAATTGGTCGATATAAGACCACATTTATTTGAATACAATCCCTTGTTCGGAGTAGCGAACAATAAAGAAATGAAAGCTGATGCTGAGAAAGTTTTAGCATTAATCGATGCATACGACAGAACACTTTCAGATGCTTCTAACGAGATTGAACAATATCGTCTAGCTTATCTCATTCTTAAAGGTATGGGGGCAGATGAAGACACGCTCAAAGAATTAAAGAAATCAGGCATATTTGAATTACTCGGTGAACATGATGATGTGAAATATCTTACAAAGGATATTAACGATCAGATGATTGAAAACCATCTAGATCGTTTGGAAGAAAACATTCTTCGTTTTGCTAAGTCAGTTAACTTTGGGGACGATTCGTTTGGTGGAACGATTACAGGTGTTGCCATGAGATTTAAATTGCTTTCGATGGAATCGAAATGTATCACTATGGAACGGAAGTTTAACGCGGCACTTCGTTATCAATTCAAGGTATTGTTCAGTGCCTGGTCAAAACGTAACAGTGTTACTCAAGAAGACTACTTGAAGGTCTTTTTTATGTGGAAGAGAAATCTACCAGATAACTTATTAGACGAAGCGCAAACAACCGCAGCATTTAAAGGACATATCAGTGAACGCTCAAGACTTGGAATGCTATCTCAAGTCGATGATGTTGAGTGGGAGTTAGAGGAGATGCAGAAGGACGCTTTACTTTATGGGACTCAGTTAGAACCGATTGATGGTGATGACGATGAACCAAATTGATATTGAAGAACAATTAGATAAGGCCTTAAGTAAAGCTGAGAATGATTTAGAGGTAGTATTTGCAAAACGGTTGAAGGCTATCCTGTTTCAAGTTTCTGAAATGTTCCGGAGATATTCAAAAGGGAATGAATTAACGTTTACTGATTTGAACAAATACAATCGGTACCAAAAAGAAATGAAGTTGATCAGTGATTCATTGACCGGTGATTATCGAAAGATCGTTAAAGACATTCAAGAACAAGCGAACTATCAATATGTCACAAAATACTTGCTTACAGCTTACATTGTCGAACAAAGCATAACACCTGCACCAGATATGGGATTCGATATCCCTTCTGCAGCTACGATTAAGCAGGTGTTATTAAACCCTATTGCAGAACTTACCTTAAATAGAATTATGGAAAACCATCGTAATGATATCGTGCGTAAGATTAACATCGAAATAGCACAAGGATTGATTGCTGGTGAAGGGTATTCCGATATCGCTAGAAGGTTAGAGAATCAATTAGGCTTTGCTTCTAAGAAAGCTAGATTGGTAGCAAGAACCGAAACTGGAAGAAGTCGGAGCATTGCAGCTGAGAAAGTATTTGACCAGGCTGCAGAATATGCCAAGATGACAAAGGTTTGGGCTTCCATGCTAGATATGAGAGTTAGAACCAGTCACCGAATACTTGACTCACAAGAAGCTGACAAAGATGGCTATTTTCACTATAAGAAGTGGAAAGCTAAAGGTCCTCGTTTATTCGGAAAAGCAGAACTCGATATAAATTGTCGTTGCGTTGTCATTATGAAAGTAAATGGTAAACTCCCTGAGAATCGTCGTGAACGTGATTACATGGATGACAAGTACCAGAAGAAATTAGCAGATCGTATTGATAAGTACATGGCTAATGAATCTATGACATATATACAAGCATTAAAACGTGCTCAGAAGGAAATTCAAGCACCTAGTCGAGCTATTCCTTATATTCCGTTCGCGGAATGGCATAAGAATTTAGGAAATGTGGTATAATAATAGTACTGGATAGGGATGTACACCCGAACAGAAGGTACCCACCTTCCTTCCAGTTTAATTACTTTTGGGACAATCTGGGGAGGTTGTAATATGTTTAAAACGTGTAGGAAATGTTTAAATGAACTACCATTGACTAAAGATTATTTTCATAAAAAGAAAACAGGTAGGGACGGTTTCAATGCTCAATGTAAAGAGTGCAGAAAAACCGAAGAATCTAAAGAAGTAAAACTTGCAAGAAGCAGAGACTGGAAAAAGAATAACCAAGAGCAAGTAAAAGCTCATCGAAGAAAATACTATTTAGAAATACAACAGGATAACAACAATGAAAGATGTAAAGTCTATCGAGATAAAAATAGGGATAAGTTAAGAATTCAAGCTAATGAAAAGTACCATAACAATAAAGACAAAATAAGTGTTCAACGCAGTGTTATTTATTTTAAGAATGCTGAAAAGTGTAGAGAAAGACAGAGGCAATGGAGATTAAACAATCCAGAGCGTTCTAAAGAAATTGATATTAAAAAGCACCATAAAAGAAGAGCACTTATGAAAAACGTCGCTCATGAATATGATGAAAAGCAATGGAGTGACTGTTTAAAGCATTTCAAAATGGTATGTGCTTATTGTGGAGAGTCTAAACCACTTGCTCAAGAACACTTTGTACCTGTTTCTAAAGGTGGAGAGTACACAATAAATAACATCGTACCCTCATGCATTAATTGTAATTCTAGAAAGAACGACAAAAACTTCTTTGAATGGTATTCCAAAGATGTGAGCTACTCTCAACAGAGAGAAAGAAAAATACTCACTTACTTAAACTATAACGACAATACGCAACAACTAAGCATCTTCCTATGAAGGTGCTTTTATTATGCTCATTTACAGGGAACATAAGCCATAACTTGGGGCGAGTGCACGACACGGGACAGGAAGGGTTAGCGTGTCAACCAATCTAAATAAGGAGGGATTGCAGTGAGCGCGACAAAGAAAATATTGAATATATACGCAGTGTGGATTTTGGCTGTTTTTACACTAGTTTATGGTTTCTATTTAATAAACAATTAGTGAATGCGGTATACATTTCACACTAAAAAGCCTGTTCGCTTACAAAAAGTAATCATGTGAAATTAGAGGGTTTTTAAGCGTTTGAATATTCCATACATCTAATGAATTTTATACAACTTATAAAACGTTGATTTGAAAGCCTTTTAAAATTATTTAGTTTCACATAATCAAGGTTATAGGAAGCTACGATGTATAAATCATGTATACGAATGGAGTGAAGATTGTGGATAAAAGCGAAAAGTATCTAAAATCAATCGACAACACGCTGAGTGATATTTTGAAAGAGTTGAAACGTCAAGGTCGTCCGAAAGAGACAGTTTTAATAACGACTGATGGAAAAGACGAATCTGGTATCGTGAAAGGCTTAGATTTCGGCAGAGACATAACATCCGAATACCTGTAAACCTGTATAACCATATTTCTTTAAGGTGGTGGTGAACTTGCATTTCCGAAACTCCAATACGAAAGGGAAGGTTTGGTGATCCGCTATCTTCGAGCTATCGGTTAAATAGCTGATTTTTTACTAATAGTGGTGGCGGAATAAGTAGACGTTAATCAGATATACAAGACTTCGTTCGGTGAGACCGCGTAACGATATGCTAAACGAGATAGCGAGAACACTTCCCTTAATTGGCTCTTAAAGAGTGTTACCCTTGTTATTCGCAAGGATACGGTGGAATGGAATAGTGTCCCATAGATTTAGCAGAAGGGTAAAACGAGGCGTCGGAACACGCCTATTGTATATCATGCGAGGTGTAAATCCTCGCCCACTTTATTTAAAAAGCGTCTTTGAGCAATAGACGTCATAAACAGGCTTTTTAATTTTGCACTCTCAGGCTCGAACTGTTGAGGGCACAAGGAGGAAACAGAAATGACTTTAGAAGAAATCAAAGCTTGGCTTTTAGCTAACAAAGATAATGCAGATGTTAAAACGTATCTTGGAGAACTTTCAACGCCTACAGTTGAGGGAGTGGAAGGGTTCTTAGACACGGACGCAGGAAAAAAGGTATTGCAACCACGCTTAGATCAAAACTTTACTAAAGGGTTGAATACGTGGAAAGAGAAGAACCTTACTGCATTGGTAGATGCTGAAATCGCTAAGAAAAATCCTGCTAAGACACCTGCTGAAATTGCTCTTGCTGAACTTCAAAAGAAATTTGAGGACTCGGAAAAAGCAACGAAGAAAGAAAAGAATATGAATACAGCTATTAAACAAGCAACCGCTAAGGGGTTGCCAGTAGATATCCTAGACATATTCGTGAATGAAGATGAAGAAAGCTCTACTGCTAATTATGGCAGATTAGAAGAATCGTTTACTAAAGCCGTCCAAGCAGCAGTCGAAAGCAAGTTCAAACAAGGTGGCCGTAATTTTAACAACGATGGCAGCAATAATAAAACCGACGCAGGTGCCTATGGTAAGAAAATTGCAGATAATGCAGCAGGAACAAATACAGGGCTTGAAGAAGCTCGTAAATCTTATTTTGAATAAGGAGGAAACATTCAATGAGTAAATTTGTAGAAACAACTTACACGAACAAAAAAAGTATTGTGAAATTCCCGGATCACTATGTCAATTTAGCTGTAACGGTTTCAGATGCAGGGGTAGTTGCAAACGCAGACGGTAAAAAGATCGTGCCTGCAGGGACAATTCTAGGTGGAGGTTTCTTAGCAAGTACAACAGCACTAGCTGTTAAAGCAACAAGCACAGGGACGCCATTAGTATCAGATGCAGAAGGTGTTCTCTTTAATGACGTAGATGTGACGCACGGTTCTGCTTCAGGAGCTGCCCTAATTCACGGGTTTGTAGCAACAGATAAGTTACCAGTTGCACCAACGGCCGAAGAAGTATCGGCACTAAAACAAATTACATTTGTGAAATAAGAGAGGATGACGATAAATGCCAACAATTTTTGATTTAGTAAACGCACAGAACGTTGCGACATATTTTTCTAGCAATCCATCAAACAGCACGCCGTATTTAGGGGCAACATTATTCCCAGCCAAGAAACAACTAGGCTTAGACCTTAGCTGGATTAAAGGTGCAAACGGTTTGCCAGTTGCCTTAATGCCTTCTGAATTTGATGCGAAAGCTACAGTTCGGGATCGCATTGGATTTAATAAAGTACAAACGGAAATGCCTTTCTTCCGTGAAGCAAAGCGTATTGGTGAGAAAGATCGCCAAGAGTTAAATCGTTTGCTTGCTTCTAACCTTGATGGTGCTGTAGATGCTCTTATTGCGAACATCTACGACGATGCAACTGATTTAGTTAAAGGCGCCATGGTTCAACCTGAACGGATGATTATGCAATTATTGTCTACAGGTAAAATTGCAATTACGGCTAATCGTGTGAACTATGATTACGATTATAAAATGCCTGAAGAGCACAAAGAAGAGTTACTTACAACAGCTCGTTGGAGTGATGCAGCTTCTACACCTCTTCAAGATATTATTGCTTGGCAGGACCTGGTTGAAGAAGATACAGGCGTTCGTCCTACAAGTGCTATTTTGACTCGTAAGACATTCGGTTATTTACTTCAACATGATAGCATCCGTAAAGATTTGAATCCTTTGGGTTCACAAAACATCATCTTAACGGATTCTATGGTGAAACAGTACTTGCTTAATAAGTTAGGTCTTTCTGTTGCTGTTTATAATAAAAAATACACAGCAGAAGATGGAACGTTAAAAAGCTTCTATCCTGATGATTACATCACATTGATTCCTAGTGGTGGACTTGGAAATACTTACTACGGTACAACACCAGAAGAGTCAGATTTGATGACCGGAGAAACAAATGCTGACGTAAGCATTGTGAACACTGGGGTAGCAATCACGACAATCAAAGAAGCTCACCCAGTCAACGTTCAAACAATTGTCTCTGAAATTGTATTACCAAGTTTCGAGAATCTGAATAACATCTTTGCAGCTAAAGTTAACTAATAGGGGGATTTATTTCCCCTTATTCATCTTTAAAGGAGGATAATTACATGTCAAAAGTTCAAGTAACATTTAATCGTAATGTGAAATATGGTAGCGAACGATATGCAAGAGACAGCAAGTTATCAGTTTCTAAGGAAGAATACGAAACGCTCTTAGAAACAGGGGTTATTGCTGAGTTAGAGAACGCACCTAAAGACGATGTTGACTACTTAACGTATTCACGTGAAGAACTAAAAAAGGTAAAGAATGACGACTTGAAAGCTTTCCTGGATAAAGAAAGCCTGACGTATGAATCAAACTTTACTAAAGAAGAATTAATCAACGTGATTTTAGGCGAAGAACAACTGAATGATGAGGATTTAGGTGAAGATGCATGACAACCTATGTAAAATCATCAGACAGTATTATTGATGTGGTCGACGCAAAAGGTAAGCCTCTTCGCGTAACTCGACGTGCTTATGATGTTGTTTACAAAGCGAAAGGGTATAAGTTAGCCTCTGAGGTAGTAACAGTACCTAAGCAAAAAGAAAGCAAAAAAGAGGATGCAAAAAAAGAAAAATAGTCCTCAGAAAGTAGGGGTCATATGGAATACAAACCTACACAGAGTGAGATTGAACAAGTGAAAAATATTAACGGTTGGGCAGGTGAAGAGCATGAGGGGTATTTAAACACCATGCTCCCTTTACTTGTTGAGCACGTTACCGCACATTGCAATAATTTATTCGGGCTTAATCAAACACCAGCTGCTAAGTTGCCAGGTGGAGTCATGATATTCCTTGCGAAAGCGTGTGAGCACAATAAATTAAAAGCCGGAATTAAGTCACGAACAATGGGGTCCGTATCATACTCGTACGATTTAGATTTCCCCGAAGCTATGTACAAGTACCTTAGGCCTTATAAGAAGGTGAAATTCCATGCATCACGATGAGTACCCACACGCAGTTGTATTTCAGACATTCACAAAGGTGTCAGACGGTGCCGGGGGTTATACACAAACATGGAATACGGTACTATCTTTTCAAGGTTTCTTAGATACACCTGAGAGTAGAGAGATATTCGCTGCTCAACAACTAAACAACCCTTTAGATCGTAACCTGTACTATCCTTATCGAACAGATGTTAATGCTAATATGCGTTGCATCTGTGAAGGTGATACGTATGAATTAGTAGGAAAACCACAAGATCAAGGTGGTCAACATGAAGTGATGAAAGTTCCGTTGAAGTTGATTCCTAATGGCTAAGAGCGGAAAAGTAACATTTGGTAGTCGTGCCTTGTCAAATGCTTTGAAAAAGTATGGTGATGATGTATTAGACGAAATTAGACGTATTATTGTCGAAACTGCCTATATTATTCATTCAACCGCTAAAACTCTTGCACCTGTAGATGATGGTAATTTAAGAGATTCCATAGAAATTGAAATACTACCAGGTGGATTGACCGCTATAGTGCGTGTAACAGCTCACTATGCGGTTTATGTTGAGTTTGGTACTGGTATTTATGCGGTAGAAGGCAATGGACGTAAAACTCCATGGTCATACTATTCAAATAAGTTAGGTAGGTTTGTAACTACTGAGGGAATGAAGCCTCAACCTTATTGGTTTCCAGCCATTGATAAGGGACAAAAGTATTTCAGCAAAGAAATGAGAAAGTTGGGTCGATGATATGACGATTCAAACCGCTATGTTTAGTCTCCAAGAAGGCATATTTCAACGTCTGTCATCTGATCCAGCTGTTTTGGAAAAGGTAACAGGCGTTTTTGATGCAGTAGGAGAAGATCAGTTACACCCATACATTACAATTGGCGAGCCTACAATGCTTCCATTCACGACCAAACAAAAGTTTGGAGAAGAACTATCAATCGTTATCCATGCGTGGAGTGATTACGAAGGGAAAAAAGAAGCGATTGACATTTTAAACCTGTGTTTAAAAGCACTGGCTATACAGATGACGTTGGAAGGTTTCGTGATTCGTAAAGTAGAGGTTGATGCCATACGAGTTATTGATGATTTAGATCCACGCATTCGTCATGGAATCTTACGAATGAAATACACAATACAAAACACATAGGGAGTGAACGCTATGCAAAATGGTAAAGATACCATTCTATTAGTACAGTCAACGGATGCCGCACTTGCAGCAGAAGGCTTAGTTATTGGTCATTTAACAGACAATAGCTACTCGATTGAAAATGACATTATCGATGAAACGACTAAATTTGGTCGTCTTGTAGGGTATGGTCAGAATAAGGAATCGTTCGAATTTACTGCTTACGGTGATTCAACTGATGCGGGTCAAAAGGCAGTACTCGATGCAATTAAAAACAAAAAGCAGCTTAAAGTCTGGGAAGTTGACATTAACTTAAATGCAACAGGCAAGCATAATTCAGTATTTGCATATGTAATCGTAGAAAGTGTAGAGAAATCCGCATCAGAAGGTTTTGTAGAAATCTCTGCAACTGTACAGGTAATAGGTTCAACACAAGAAGGAGAACTTACAGCTCTACCACCAGAAGTTATTGAGTTTGCAACATATGGATTTGAAGCTCCAGGTGCAGCTACTGGTGAATTCCCAGAACAAACAACTACGCCCTAATGCCCCCACTAACCTAACAGCAGGCACATCGACGAGTAATAGTGTTCCGTTATCGTGGACTGCTGTAGATGGTAGTGGGGTCACTTATCGTATATATCAAGACAATGTTCAGGTTGGAACAGACATCGCAACAACTACTTACACCGCTACTGGACTTACAACTGCAACTAGTTATGAGTTTGAAGTGACAGCAGTAGTTAATACAATTGAGTCTGGAAGAAGCAACAAGGTTACAGCAACCACCCTATAAGGTTGAGAACCACTATACTAGTGGTTCTTTTTTATTTAACTTATTTTTGAATTTCAGAGGAGGAATTAGGAACATGGCAAAACTCACTATTAATGGGACTGAATATGAAGGTAAATGTACATTCAAGTTTGATCGCTTGGCGGATGATAAATATGACGACAAAGATTCAAAAGGGAATAATACTGGAGGATTTATGAATTTGTATATGAACCTACTTCAGTATTCGAATAAATATCTTGTCGCTTTTTGGGATTGTGCTCTTGAGTATAAGGGCAAGGAAAAGCCCCCATTAGCTGATATTGAAGCCGCCATTGAAGCAAAAATTGATGTAGATGGAGATACGGAACAATTATTTAAGGAAGCCTTTAATGCGGTAGATCAATCGGGTTTTTTCAAGAAACAAGCCAAAAACTTCTGGAAGAACTTAGCGGTAATGAAGGAGACAGGCAAGACGGAAGAAGAGAAACAGGAAAACCTCAAGATGTTCAACGTGATGGAGGAAGCCCGAAAAGAACTATCGGAATAGATTACGACCAACTACAAATAGACTCATCTCATTATTTAGGAGTCTATGATTTAGAGCTGATATATTCCTGGACTCCTCGGGAATTTAAAAATTTTATAACTGGTGCACAGTTAAGGAAGATAGATGCTTATGAACTGAGTGCCGCATCAGCAATCTTTAGTGCAAAAGTGAAGGGTAAAAAACGTATTAAATTAAAAGATGTATATGATTCAGATAAGGCAAGACAGGAAATGAGTAAAGATGAAAACGGTAAGAAAGAACCTATGAATCTCGAACGTTATCACAAAGCAAAAGAGGCTATGAAGACATATAAACCAGAATAGAAAGGAGGAAACAAGCATGATTGAAAACTTCCAGGCCTTAATTGGTGCGAAAATAAAAGACTTTCAAAACAAAATGAAACAGGTTGATAGGAAAGTCAAGGAAACAGCTATGGAAGCAGTTAAACCAATAGACGTGGACATTGACGACCTAATGTGGGGTTTGCGTGAAGCTGATGCGAAGGTTAAAGAATTCACTCAGAAATCTAATAAACATATTGGCGCTGATATTAGCGAGTTTATGTGGAATTTGCGCGAAGTAGAAGCAGAAACAAAGATTGTTTTAAGACCTGCTGACAAGTCAATAGGTGCTGACATATCTCGTTTCATGAGAAAAGCCGCTGAAGTTGCAGTAGTGGCTAGAAACCTTGCACGCGAGAAAGTAGTTATCGTAATTGAAGCACGTATTAAAAAATTCCAAGCAACTCTAGGAAGAGTCGCATCAAACATAAGAAGTATGGGTGAACTGATCTCCACGACCTTTAGGGGTATTGGAATATCATTAGCCCCTGCGCTGGTACCTCTAATCTCAACGTTAGTCGGATTGATTGGTCAGCTTGGTCCTATGGTTGGTACTTTAGCGGGTTCAACCTTTGCATTAGCATCAGCTTTCGGTGCAGCAGGTATTGCAGCAGGAGCGTTCACAGCTATTGCGGTATCTAATCTCAAAGATGTATTCGGTGCTTCGTCTGACATTAAAGATATTCAAGAAAAGCTTGCAGGAGAAACCGATGAGAAGAAACGGGCTAAGTTATTAGAAGAGCTCGCCCAAGTTCAAGGATCCCTAAATAAAGAGCAAACATCAGCACTCAAAGCAATGAACAAATTAAACAGCGTGTGGAAAAAGTTATCTGATAATTTGCAGAAACCAACAATTAAAATCTTTACGGATTTCTTAGGGATTATGGGGGATGTGCTAGGGCGGACAATACCACTATTCCGAGGAGCGGTAACAGCCGTACAGAGTTTGACAACTAGTTTAGGTAAAGCGTTGAAGGGCGAAAGCATGATGGCTTTCTTTAAATACCTGAACACAACGGCAGGACCTATGCTTGAAACTATCGGAAAAGCGTTCGGCAACTTCACTCAAGGCGTATTGAGTATGATGGTAGCGTTTGGTCCATTATCTGAAAGTACAGCAAAAGGGTTTCAATCCATGTCAGAGAGATTCGCTGAATGGGCTGCTGGATTAAGTGAAAGCAAGAAGTTTCAAACTTTTGTGGATTATGTCAATACCAACATGCCTAAGATACGTGCCATATTCGGAGATGCGTTTAAAGGGATCATTAACACGTTTGCTGCATTCGCTCCATCTTCTGCAGATATGATGACAAGTTTACAAGATATGATGAAACGATTTAGAGAATGGTCGTCAACCCTATCTGAAAATCAAGCATTCCAGGACTTTATCAGTTACATAAAAACGAATGGTCCTACTGTTGTCTCTACGATAGGTAATATAATTACGGCTATTGTAAATATAGGTATTGCTCTTGCACCAATGGGAGAGAAAATACTTGAATTAGTGAATGGTTTTATAGCTTGGTCAAATGAAATGATGAAAAACCATCCAATATTGGGAAAAATCGGTGCCGCGGTTTTACTAATGACAGGTTTATTGATTGCAATTGCTCCTAATATTATCGCATTCGGTACATTATTTGGCGGTGCAGCTACAGCAATATGGACAGCTACGGCATTAATGAGAGCGAAGTTTGTACTCGGAATGGGTATGATGCTTAAATCTATGCTCATAACTAGTGCTCAAATGGTTAAAACAGCCGCATTAATGGTTGCTAAATGGGTTTGGATGGGTGTCCAATCCTTACTGCAAGCAGGACGTATGGCAGCAGCTTGGTTTATTGCACTCGGTCCTATTGGTTGGGTTATTGGCGCAATTGTTGGTTTAGCTATTTTGATCATTGCAAACTGGGACAAAATTAAAGAAGTAACCATTAAAGTTTGGAAAGCTGTAAGTACCTTTGTAGTTGATACAGTCGCAAAAATCATGGGCTATATACAAGAAAAATTCCCGGCCATTTACAACATTATCATGTCTTACATGGAAAGCGTAAAGACTATAATACAGACCGTTTGGAATTATATTAAGGGTACGTTTACCAATATATTAAGTTTCTTGAAAGCCTTAGTGACAGGTGACTTTCAAGGGATGAAAGATGCCATCTCCAAACAAATGGCTCTTTCTAAGGAAACAATAAGTAAAATTTGGGGTACGATAAAATCATTCTTTGTAACAGTTTTAGGTGAGATAGTTAAAAAACTCTCAGAAAAGTTCGGAGAAATGCCTGACGTGATTCTATCCTTTGTAGGAAAAATGAAACAAGCAGGAGCCGATTTAATTGCAGGGGTTATTAGTGGAATAACCGGAAAAATAAGTGAGGGTCTAGATGCCATTGGTGGCTTTGCCAAGGGTTTACTAGCAAGATTTAAACAAGATACGGATACTCATTCTCCATCGCGTGCCTTTGAAAATATTTCAAAATGGTTTGCACCAGGTATCGTCAATGGTATTAACAAAACAAGCCATTTAGCCGTTAATTCAGTATCTGATATGGCCACTAGACTAACTAATGCTTTCTCGCCAGAATTAGCAATACAAATGAGCGACTTACAAATGAGCCCTTTAGATACGCATTCCCAAATTGATTCTTTAAAACGTCAAATCAAACAAGAGTTGAGTGTGGATATGTCAGTGAATCACAAAGGCATCGGACAAACAGGTGGAGGAATAGTCCAAAACATAGAAATAAATTCAAATACACCTTTATCACCAAGCGAGATCAAGAATGAACAATTAAAAGCAAGCCGGCAACTGGCAATGGAATGGGGGGTCTAAATGGAGAAGTTAACCTTTACAAATACGAAAGGTGAGTCTGTCACATTTGATGGCCCACCTTTTTATTTAGTCAGTGTTGATGGTTTGGGGGATGTTAATGCAAATACACAAAGACAGAAAGCACCGTATCAAGATGGTAGTACACTGATCGGTAGTGTATTAGACGAGCGAATAATACCTATCCAGTTCCTCATTACAGGTGACACATACTCTGATATTTCTGAATCTCGTACTAGATTAGGTAGAGTGCTAAACCCTAAGTTGAATAACGGAATCTTGCGTTATGAAAATGGATTTGTAATAAGAGAAATTGAGGTTAATGCTGAGTCTGTTCCGTTTTTCCCAGATGGATCTCGCAATCGAACAGAAGTCTTGCAAAAAGGCATAGTTACATTTGTCGCATCTAACCCATATTGGCGTTCGGAAAATGAACACATTGAACAACTAGTAACATTTAGTGGAGGTTTAACCTTTCCTTTAATTTTACCAACCATATTTGGTAATCAAGATTCGACAGCAAAATCGAGAATAGTCGTCAATGAGGGAGATTCACCAACCCCAATCGAAGTTACATTTGAAGGTCCAGCAACTTCACCTATTCGCATTGAAAACGAAACAACAGGAAAATTCATTGAAGTAGCACAGAGTTTGTTAGATGGTGAAAAGCTATGGATCAGTACCGCATTTGGAAAAAAACGTGTGGAGAAAATAGCAGTTGATGGAACACGAACAAATGCTTTTAACTATATCAATCTTCAAAGCACATTTTTCCAATTGGATTCGGGTAATAACTTGCTCACCTACTCAACCGGTGCAGATTTTGAAAAGGCACCTGTAACGATTAAGTTTTATCCGAGATATTTAGCAGTATAAAAGTGAGGTGAGATGAATGGCAGAAGAATTTTTTATGTTTGACTCTGTGGGCGCAGATCGTGAAGTGACTGCTGCTGATTTTGCGAAGTATTATCATGAGTTACTCACGAACGGTGTATTTTATCGAAATAATTTACCGTCTTTAAAAGTGTCGAAAGGTGTTGGACTTGTTTCAAGTGTTGAAATTGGTGCTGCATTTGCGGAGGGTTATTTATACCGAAACACTGCACCAATCGAATTAACTCACGCAACAGGTAACGCATCATTTCCACGAATTGACCGTGTCGTTATTCGATTAAATCGCAACATCGCTAATCGTGACATACGCGTAGTTGTTAAAGAAGGTGTGCCGGCAACTACACCATTAGTGCCAACACTTGAACGAAACGATTTAATCTATGAATTAAGTCTTGCACAAGTAAGAGTAAACGCAGGAACAACAGTTATTGCAACGGTCACGGATGAACGATTAGATCAATCGTTGTGTGGAGTTGTCTCAAGTATGGTTCAAGTGCCTACAGATGTTTTCCAAGCTGAATGGGATGACTTTATTGCGTCAATTCAAACAGAAGCACCAGCACTTGGGGGAATGATGATTAGTGTACAAAGCACAGCACCCACAAATCCGAAAGATAAAGATATCTGGATTGATACGAATTAATAGGTTCAAAAGTCGTAACGTGAATTGAGGTGAAATGAATGATCCGTATATTTTCAGACACGTTTGAATTTATTACAGAGATTGATGCGTTTGAGAGTAGTATATGGAAAAAGCGTTGGCATAAACAAGGTGATTTCCAGATTGTTGTCAATCAACACATGGAGAATGTGGAAGAATTAATAGAAGGTCGGATTGTCAGTATTGGTGGTGATAAAACAGGCATCATTGCACACATCGAGGAAACGACATCAGAAAACGGTAAAGGTGGTGACATGTTACTTGTAAGAGGGTACGACTTGAAAGGGATGCTCGCCAAACGGATAACAATTCCGCCTAGTGGACAAGCGTATGATGGACAGACTTCGAATGCCGAAACTCTTATGAAACGATTTGTAAATAACAATGCGGTCACAACAACAGTAGAACGCATTATTTCAAACTTAACGATTGCTCCCAACTTAAATCGTGGGAGTTCTTTTTATTATCAGACACGCTTTAAAAACTTAGCTGATGAATTAGAGAAGTTAAGTGTAGCTTCTGGTCTTGGTTGGGATGTTTTGTTTGACAGTACTTCTTATATATTCGATACGATAGAAGGTCGAGATTTAACTAATATTCAAAACATCAATCCACCAGTTATATTTAGTGCTGAATTTGATAACGTGAAATCGCAAAAAGTGATTGAATCGTCCCTTGATTATAAGAATGTTGCAATTGTGGCAGGTCAAGGTGAAGGAGCTGCACGTGAAGTTGCTGTTATTGGTAGTTCGAGCGGATTAGCAAGAAATGAGATTTACATCGATGCTAGAGACATTGATTTAGGTGGTAGCTTACTTGATCGTGGCGAACAGAAATTAGCCGAATACGCAAAAGTTGAATCATTTGAAACGTCTGTATTAACATATGGTCCATTTGTTTACGGTAAGGATTGGTTTTTAGGCGATATCGTAACGGTTCAAAATGCAAAAAAAACCCGCACTGCTCATGTACGAGTCACCGAAGTTGTGGAAGTCGTTGAAAAAGACGGGTATCAATTGGATGCTATTTTTGGACAGCCATTGCCGACTATCGTTGAAAAAATCAAACGTGAATTAGATGAACCTGTTTCTGAAGGTGGAACAATAGGCGAAACTGGCGCTCCTGGGACTGATGGTACTGACGGTGTAGGACTTGACTATGTTTGGAATGGCACGTCTCTTGGTGTTAAACGCGATGACGATGTCACCTATCAATATTCCGACCTTATAGGACCTCAAGGGTTACAAGGAATACAGGGGATACAAGGCGATGCTGGTCCACGAGGTCCTATCGGATTAACTGGAGCGAAGGGCGACAAAGGAGACACCGGGTTACAGGGTCCACAAGGTCTGAAAGGCGACACTGGTGCACAGGGAATTCAAGGTATCAAAGGCGACATGGGTTCGCAGGGACCACAAGGTTTAAAAGGTGATACAGGTCCTGTTGGTCCACAAGGAATACAGGGACCAGTTGGTGCTACCGGTCCTCAAGGATTAAAAGGGGATAAGGGTCTTACTGGTGATGATGGTCCGCAGGGTCCAATAGGTTTGACTGGTGCAAAAGGAGATACTGGCTCTCGAGGTCCAATTGGTTTAACAGGTCCTAAAGGCGATAAAGGGGATATCGGTTTAACGGGCTCAATTGGTCCCCAAGGTGACATAGGATTAACTGGACCGCAGGGTATTCAAGGACCAAAGGGAGATACTGGAGAGCAAGGTGAAATGGGTCCTCCTGGTTCGTCTCAGTCTTATGTATTGTTTGAAAAAGAATTTATTTCTATTGAAGGTCAAACGTCATTCAGTTGGACAGATGGTTGGTCATTTCCAGTAGGTATTAGAGCGGTAAATCTATTTGTAAATGGTGAACGACAACCACAAACTTCTTTCACTGAAAATGTAGGTGGAAAGGGAATTACTTTAGTTGAATCTTTAGAAGGTAACCAATATGTGCTTATTGTTGCACAGATGGCAGTGGTTGATATACAGGGTCCTAAGGGTGAAAAAGGAGATACTGGTGATACAGGCCCAATCGGACCAATTGGACCACAGGGAACTAAAGGTGATACTGGCTCCCAAGGTATTCAGGGAATACAAGGCATACAAGGTGTCGCTGGACTAAACGGTAAGACCTGGTACTCAGGCACCGCTAATCCTGCAACTAGTTGGGGTGTGGTTGGTGATTTTCACTTAAATACATCTACCTGGGATGTCCGAGAAAAAACAGGAGCTAGCGTTTGGACAGTTCGAGGAAATATTAAAGGTCCAGTTGGTGCAACTGGCGCTCAGGGAACACAAGGAATACAAGGAGTTAAAGGTGATACGGGCGCTAATGGACCACAGGGGTTACAAGGAATAAAAGGTGACACAGGAGCCCAGGGTATTCAAGGACTTAAAGGAGACACAGGGTCACAAGGACCAATTGGTCTTACAGGACCACAAGGGGACAATTTAGAATTTACCTGGAACGGTACTCAACTTGGTGTAAGGGTTGAAGGAGAGACAATTTATCAATATGTTGATTTAAAAGGAGAGCCCGGTGCAGCTGTTGCTGATAGTGTGGAATGGGCGAATGTGTTGAGTAAGCCAACTACTTTTGCTCCCTCTACCCATACACATACAACAGTTACTAATGCCGATACAAGGTCTGTTGATAGCCCTCCTAGTTTCTATAACTCTACCCGTGGCCTGCATAATGAATTCAAGTTTACCGCTACCGTTGGGCTTACTGGCGGCACTTACTGTACCGTCATAACGGATGGTCGTTGGACAGGAACATCTGGCGGCAGGAAAAACCAACTCGCTTTCACCGATACGGGTAAGATCTTCACACGTCTAGGAAATGCCGCAGAAACGGGATGGGGAGCTTGGACAGAGTTGATAGACAAACCTTATCACGCAGGAACCACCGCACCAACGAATACAAATCTCATATGGATTGACACAAATTAAGGAGTTGAGGAAATGGCAAAACAAAATTATTGGGATGGTACCCAGTGGGTGCAAGTGGCTCCATCGATGGAAGAGTTTGATGAACATAAGGCGGAAGATGCGACAGACGCACATAACGCTTCTAACATATCGGTAGAAGATATAAACGCTCATTTCACAGGAACAAATGTCGAAACGGTA